TGACCGTTTATTGGGTCATACACAACCTTCTTGTTATTTAAGTCAGCGTTTAATCCCATTATCTGTAGTAGAGCCTCATTTGCTTTACCCTTAGAGTCACCAAGTCTTTTAGCGTTCTCTTGAAACGTTTTAGTAGCAACACTTACGTTATCCCAAGTATCCATAACATTCTGCTTAATTCTTTTCGCTTGATCAACAGAGATAGCCCCTGTTTTCATTTGCTTATGTATGGATGAAAGGAAGTTACGAGTAGATTGAGACTCAGTCATTATAAATGAGTTCATACCTTTATCCACCCCAGTAGAATATTTACTAACAAGGCTCATTTGATCCATGTGAGTATCCTCAAGGTCACTTCTCTGCTTGTCTCTGTCAGCCTTAACTTCAAGTATATCGTCAGATATTTTCTTGGTAATACTAGACCAGTCTATAATAGACTTATCTATGTTCTTTTCTTTTTGAAATCCGTAGTATGCCATTGTTAATATTCTGTATTAGGGAATGGTTGGTTGTTGTAGGGCCCTGTATTTTTTAAAGCAAAGGGTCTCAAATTTTGTCCTTTATAAGGATCCTCATATTTGAATGTGTTAGGTAATTCTATCTTTTTATTAACGTCAGTAAAGTTTTCCATGCCAAAACCATAGTCTTCTTTTTGAGCTTCTTTTTGCTTCTTATACAAATCACTTCCTTCGTATATATTCTTACCTACTGCTCCTAATCCTTGTGCAGCGCTTGTCATTTGCATTGCTGCTATTTGTTGGTTTTGTTGTGCTGCTGCCATAGCTCCTGTAGCCTCTCCTAATGATAAGTTTGCTAAATCTTTGTCTATTCTAGCATCCTCTTGAGCTATAAGTAACTCTCTATCTGCAAGTGCCTTATCCATCTGTAGTCTTTGTTTCTCTACCTCTTGTCCGGCTAAAGCTCCAACTCTACCAATTCCAGATGCAAGAGCTCTCTGACCTGACTCTCTTAGTCCTTCAACGGCCTGCATTTGTTGTGCTGTAACCTCTCTCATGGCTTGGTTGTAGGACTCAATAGGAACTTGTATTCCTTCTATTCTGTTAACAGATAATTCTTTTTTAGCTTGATTTAGAGCTTTGTCAGCTGCCTTTTGAGCTTCTCTCTGTCTTTTTTTAGCACCTATACTTTCAAATATAGATGCACCAGATCCTACTAGGCCTAAACCTGCTGATATCATTGTTGCTGTTGCTGTTTCTAATCCCATTGTATTTTTTTTATTAACTCTGTACTTTTACTTCCTTTTAAGTACCCATTAGATGTAAATCTATTTATCAGGTGTGTGTTGTTATTGTGAGCATATATGTATTTACACCCTGTTACCTTCGCTACATTATTCAATGTGTCTATTAATAAATCTATGGCCTGCGCTCTGTTTGGTTTCTTTCTATATTCTCTGTTTGACACAATCCAATCCACCCAAGCAACAGAAGAATTTGTAACATAAATGAAACCTGAACAAATAGGAGTATTGTCTTCATAAACTATAAACCCGCCTTCACCATCTTCTGGTAAAAAATCTTTAACAGGAGGGACCCCTCCCCAATCTTTCCACCACTTTACAAGAATATCCTCGTAATCATTAGCTTCAAGTTTCCTTATATACATATATTGCAAATATACGGTTTTTATGAATAACTCTTGAATAAGCTTGTTCCAATACTAAACACGCTACTTGGTGTCTGTGATGTGGTCGACAACGTGTACTTCATGTAGTACCCCTTCAATCCATAACTCTCTATAGCAACAGGTTTACTGAAGAACACAAAGTTACCCACCTCAACTGCGCTATTTACATCATACCTGTAAACCTCCATTGACTTACCACTTACACTAGTAACCGTACCTACTTTTACTTGGTCTCCTGTTCCATCATCGTACGCAGTAATAAGGTCTCCTGTTGATGTCATTTTATTTATATCACTAGCAAAGGTTATAGTAAAGGTATCTCCTACTCTAGACCTAACAGTACAAACACCAATCCCTTGACTCCCTCTATTATTAGTGTCTGCATAATCTGACGTAGTGGTGGTGTTTATGTTAGAGAAATACTCTCCCTCCTTCTTAACGAAGTCCGAAGCTTCACCCTTCTCTAAATCTGTTTCAAAAGTAAAAGACCATGCCTTCTCGCTTTCCGTAGATATTGTTTTAAAGTGCTTAACATCATGAGGACTATCATTGAATACACCTGTTAATGTTGATGTACCTATATACGATCCTGGGTGGTTGTGTACATACATTTCACCCCTATAAAACGAATAGAACTTGTTATTCATGCTAATCATCCTCTCTGGATAGTAACTATAAAACGAAGGCCATCCTCCTACTTTCTGACTATATGTTAATGTTTTTGCCATATTTATTTTTTAAAGACTACACTCAAAATTGTTAGTACAGTTCCCTGTTGTTGTTACTGTTACATCTGTAGGTAAGTTGTTAGCAGGTCCTCCACTGTAACCAATCTGAGGTACTGTTGAACTACATAAATGATAAGTAGTACCGTTTAATACCTCTGTAGCTAAGGTTTGATCTATATCAATAGAAACTATCACTCCTCCTTGAGTGTAATAGAATACATCTACAGCAGGGTCTATACTTGAAGTGTCAGGGACATAAATGTCTCTACACTTATCAGAGCTACCAGATGCCGCAGCAACTACTACAGACCTTGTTACCTCATCAGCTGCATTACCTGCATCATCACTAGCATTGTACGTTACTGAGTACGTCCCTGCAACAGATGTGTTAACGGCAGCAGCGTTTATAACTAAGTTATCAGAAACATCTCCCTCTTCAGGGTCTGTAACTGTTGCTCCATACTCATTGTATGGGTCATTTGTAACAATGTTATAAGGGTTCGGACCTAACAATGATATCACTGGAGGTAAATCTTGAGCCTCTCCTGAATCAATATACTCCCATACTAGGTATAGGTATTGATGGTTGCTAGCATTATTGTAAGTGAAAGATGACTCATAAACCCCATCACTAGGATTTGTTACAGCACCACTACTTTGTAGTAATGGATACAAGTCATTGATTTGGTAACGATAGTATAGTGTATCGGAAACTAAGTACTTAAACCTGTCAGAGCTAAATACTAGTGAATCCCCAATCTCTTTTATAGACCTCATTGTAACTGTAGCTCCCTCTAAAGGTATAGGTCCAAAGGATTCAACACCTGTTAGTGAGCTGTAAGAAGATACAGGCCCCTCGTTTATTGATATAAAGCTTTCCTGAGTACTACCTTGATAAGACGCATCGTTCCAAGTAAACTCATGGTGTATTGTTTTATTCTCTCTACTTACATGATTCTTAGTTATACTTATAATAGTTAAAGACTGAGACTGAACACACCCAACTAATAATGAGTAGTCTGCCGCTACAGCTGTAATACTTATCTGAAGCTGGTTCACATCAATCTGATCCTTACTTAAGCTAAATGTACCACTACTAGTAAATGTCTCGTTCTTAACCTCTACACCGTTATAGGTTGCAACAACTGTTATTGAACCAGATGTCACCGTGTAGTCCACATCGTAAGTACCAACTATATGGTTTAGATTGACTGTGTAGTTAATTGTATCTGTAGCTTCCTTCTTTGTTATTTCAGTTCCACATTCAATCTCATACACAGGAGCTTTCATGTCGGTATCTGTCAAAGACAACACATACTCTTTGGTATAAGCATCAAACGCGCCTAACTTTATTTTGTTCTTACTAGTAATAAACTCATCCCTGAACCATGAACCCATACCATTGTTTGATATTATATTCAACTGGTCTCCTCTAAGATTAAGTACAGCACCTCTTTTTGTATCTGTAAAAAACACATCATAACCAAAGGAAGCAAAACTCTCCGGGTCATTACTGATACCATACTCCTCAAACCTAGGTATTTGTTGTCCTAAAACATCAGGTGTACTTAAGATAGCTCCTCCAGCAGATGCGTCAGAAAATAAGTTCTTACCATTGGCTAGAACTGTAGATATTTTGTCTTCCTGAAGCACTAGTATATCAGACATTCTTGCGTGCATTTTTTCTATTGGACCAAAAGACTTCTCTAATACACTGAAATTTGTTAAACCAAGGTTAAACTCGTTTAGTTTGTTTATGTTAGTGTCTTCATTGTAAACTCCACTGTAAGTAATATCAGCGTACCTATGAGCCTCTTTGTAGTCTTCTTCAGATACAGCTGTTACTCTTGCTCCAATCTTGAAACCTGGTGAAGATAAATCGTCGTTTATTTTAAAACTTTCAACACCATTACCAAAAGCAAAACAATCATAGATATTAACATCAACAATAGCATCTTGGCTAGCGGTTTGATTTTGTTCTGTACCCTCGTGGTACCCTCCTGTTATCGGAAAACTTTCATGTCCTTCGTAATAAATTTCATTATCATTCTCTAAGGCATCTGTCTCTAACACTAACAATGAACCACCCTGAATAACATTTATATTTGCTCTCAGATAAGCATGTCTAGGTGAAGTACCTGAATAATATTTTTCGTTTGGGTTTTTTAAACCTAAAAACGCTTTGCCAGTAGCAGAGTCTCTATAGTATTTCACCCTAAACTCATTATCAACAAACGGTATATCCTCTAACTCACCTTCATAGGCAGTATATGATGGATCGAAATCGCTATAGTCACCTATATCACTGATAAATTCTCCACTAATTTCGTGACCAGCATTAGAATCTGCTTCTACATCATTTGTTGGGTTATTGAATAGAACTCGCTCACCAACAATAAAGTCATACATATTATCGTAATCAGCGCTTGAAGTATAGGTTCTGTCAAAGAAAAAAGCATTTTCTCTAGTTCCATATTGATACATATATATCTCAAACCTAATGACTGTACCTGCTGTTATACTATACTCTCTGTGAGTTGTTTCTGATCCACCAACAGTGTAGTCAGGATTCTCTTCAAAAGCAGGATATATTATATCTGTGTTGCGATTACCTATTGTTCCATAATCTATAACTGGACTATCAGCTGATGATATACTATATCCCTTTGGTTTTAGCTTCATATAAACCCCACTAGGTATAGTTACATTAGATACCAAGAAGTCTTCTTCTTTTACCTCTAGTTCTAGTATTTTTGTCTTTACAACTCTTTCAGGAATACCTGACAAAGAAGATTTAACAATAAGGTGATCTCCTTTCTTTGCTTTTGTTTGGTTATCTCCCTCTAACTTACACCACCAAGCACCTTGTGAATCATCAAAGAAAAATATATTTGAGTATATTGTTTCATAAGAACCTTTATTTGACTTCAGTACAAACCTATATCTGCTAGCCCAGTCAGGAGGAGTACTCTCTATAGTAACCCTTATATTGTTCTTAAACTCACTCTTACTAGCGTCAACATGAACAGTATTATTAATAGAAGTTAATGCAGTAGTTGCTCTGTTATACTCATCTAAATACACTAAACCTAATTCATAATCCCTGTTACTATGTAAGCTATTTATTTCATCAACCTTAAGTAAAGAAGCGCTTAGTGAAGAGGATGATAAATACTCATAAGCATAAGTACCTGCGTTAGCACTGTCTTCATACTTTAGTGCTGGTATCTGAATCTTTATAGATTCTCCTGTGTGGGAAATTAAGAAATTGTTATCTAAGCTAGTTACACCTGCACCAACTAAATCCCATCCAGATTTAGGTGATATGTTACTGTAAAAATAATCAGAAACAGCAAACCCATCAGCAGCATCTGCTATTGGAAGTGAAGAGTTTATAGAGTCTATAAAATCCTGGTCTTCAGCTAAGTCTTGGGCTGACGTAAATCTTCTTGTAAAAGAGAAACTAAGCAAGTGCTCAAAACTATTCTCAGGAGCACTGGTATAGCTAGCATCCCCTCCAAATGATGAGTGACTTAAGTTAAATAGTATTGAAATACCACCACCTTCTGGCATATCTACTCCATCCAAGTCAATAACTATCTCTGAGTTCCCTACAGATGTAGAAACGTCAACTGTATAAGACGATCCCTCAGACCTGCTTGTTTGAATTACCTCAAAACCAAGGTCTTTAGAAACTAATTCAACGTCATACTTTGGCCTATTATTTACATTATAACCATCAACATAGTTACCATACATTATTCTATTTCCAATAAATGTTTGAGCCTTAGCTCTCCTTGGTACGTTGTCATACAATCTAAGTAGCTCGCTTTCAGGAAGTGTGGTATGAATTTTTTGATTATTAAAAACTATAGAAACATCAGCGTCATCAGTCCATCCCTCATCTTCTTTGTTGTACTTATCTATAACGTTAATAATGTTTGAGTTAGATAACTTAAAACATAAGTCCACCTCAACAACATTTTTAGAGCCTGTATTAAAGGTAACATCAACAGCGTTATATTTATTTTGCATCCCCTCCATGTTGTAATTGGAGTAGTCTATGTTAAAAGACTTAGGATCAAAAGCTAGGTCTGAGAACTGAGAAAGCGCTGAGTACTCTCCGTTTTTGTACTTATACCTGTAGGCAAACCTGATAAACTTGTCTTCTATGTAATTATCATTACTAACTGTTTTTACCAATACTATATCCGGAGACTTGTATGGTGGTTTAACTATAACAGATATATCATCCTCTGATACCTGATCAACACTACCTATTGGTTGAGGATAGTTTTCATTTATATTTATTCTTCTAGGAGGATTGAGATTGTCTGTAAAAAACAGCAAGTCATCCACCATATTAATGTCGTTTATAAGACTTTCTTCACTAAAGTTTAGTACGTTTAAAGTCTTTAAGTGGGTTCTTTGAACTCCTGTAGTTGTATTGTATGATACTATATAATCTGTCTTTGTACCTGAAATTGTTGTAACAAACCAATAGATGGTGTCTCTCTCTTCATCAGCAAATGCACCAATACATTTATGAGATATTCCAAAACCAAAGTCTGTAATCTCGTTACGACCCAAGGCTGTTGTTATGATACCTGCCTCACCGGTTTCATCAGAATTTATTCTTATATTCTCTGCATGTAGGTACTCACCTTGAGGTATAAATCTTTCGTCAAGACTTTTATTCATCTTGCCGCCAATAAAAATTTTATTTATATCCATATTACTTTAACCATTTGTTTTGACTTCTCAAGTTCATGAGTAATCTTCCTGGGTGTATGTTGCTTATTCTTATTCTAGCGTTTCTTAGCAGTGCTGACTTAGCCTTCTGGGCTCTTCTGATAACATAATCCTGTACGTTGAACTTGGATGACAGTATTGCATACTTAACATATGCATATATATACTCCTCAAACATCTTGTTCACACTCACGCTTACGTCGCTACCAGACTCCATACCATCCGAAACATATTCTATTACAACTGTTTGGTCTGCCATCTGTGAGTCAAAGTTTATAACACCTGACTTCTTGTCTATCTTGAACGTAGGGTTTACGTTTGCTGTCTCTGTGTTTAAACCAAATCTAGCACCTACAGAATAATCAAACACCCACTTACCGTCAATGTTGTATCCTAGGTTACCATTCATTCTACCTGACCCCACATATGGTGTCTTAGATAGTCCATCTAGCCTGTCAGAGTCTAACAAAGATGTACCGGTAAGTATATCTCCCTCATCATCAAAAAGAACCCTACAGTCATTATCCTGTAAGTAACTCTTAGCGTAGTTTGTTTGAATGTTTTCAGTTAAAGGCATTAGTGTACCATCCTTGTATAATGATATCCTAACCCAGTTAACGAAGTCTGAAGGTAGAACTATTCTTAGGTTGTCACAAACTGTTAATTCGACAATCTTAGTCTCCTTCATTGCATCGTAGTTAAGCTCTTGAATAGCTCTCTTAGCGTGAAATATTACGTTGTATCTCTCTACATTGTTTACTAACTTATCATTACCGACATACATCAGCATGAAGTTATTTACAATGTCCTCTAGTGTTATATATTGGTAAGACCCCCAGTTAGCGTCTTCTTGTCCAGTTCCTCCATTCTCGTAGTACTGATATCCTGTTAAATATGCCATGTCTTATCCTTGTTTTTGTTGTTCACTTATTTCTGAAGCTTGAGCCGACTGATACACATCTGCTTCCCTTATAGATATACCTACATACTTCAAAATCTTAGATATAATCAAGGGCTCATCTGTAGCAGGGATTTCTAAGTCTTGATGATTAGAGTCACTTACATTGTACAGAGGCTCTCCAGATACTATTTGATACGTCCAGTTAGGATCCTTTGGCTTTCTGATGTATTGTGTCTTTATTTGACCAACGTTTGTTAAGGTAACGGGGAATACGTTTACAGTATTTCCACTTTGCGTGTACGCAGGAAATGTAATGTTTGGTGCCGTGATGTTTGATGCATTTAACATCGTTGCCTTTGTGTGAGATAGTCTCTCAGACTCCTTGAAAGTATTGCTCTTATAGATAGCAAAAACAAGATTAGATGAGTTGTTATTCCATACATGTGTACTATCTGTTCTTATGGTATCTTCAGATATAACTGTAATGTTAGCAACATACAGAATAGAGTCGTCTATAACACAAATCTGGTCACCAACTACTACACCATCAGTAACGAAGGTTGCCCCTGTTTTTATTAGTGATACGTCGTACTTGTTGTTGTCCCACTAGCTAGTAGTTTTGTTTTTACTATTAGTTTGTTTATAAGGTAGTAATCACTAGGAAGTGTATATTTGTTACCCACATTGTCTAGGTCCTTCTCCACAGAGAAGTTATCTATAACCTCCTCAAGGTTCTTCAATACATCAGCATACCCAGACCCTGATGCTCTCTGGTTTTGTCTAACTATCCACTGATTGTATCTGTAGAAGTAGTCCTCAAATATATCTAACTGTGCTTGCTTTGCATACAAATTAAAGTCAGCTGGCGTGATATATCCTTGCTGATGTTTGTTTGCTATAGCTAAGACCGATTGCCTTACGCTGTTTATCATTTTGCTTTATTTTATGCAAAGATAATCAAAAAAAATAACCCACCCCTTTGACAGGATGGGCTACATAGTGTACTGATGTTTTGTAGTTAGTCGTCTAACTTATTTTCCAACATGGTCATCACCTCTAATCCATCGTTTGTTTGGAAGAAAGAAGAGATAGTGTACACCGGAGATTCTCCAAATGGTATACTTAATAACTTCTTCTTATTTCCAGCAATGTTGAAGTATATATCCTTGCCGTTATTCTTTAAAACCAACATACCTTCAGCTAACAATCTAGATGATAAGTTCTGTAGCTTTAACATTGGGTCATTTAGCGTTTCTAAGAACTCGTTTGGATTATTCTTAGCAAACAACCTCACATCTCTTTTTAGTTCAGCTGTAGACATCTTATCTACGTTCATAGACATAACAACCCTACCGATTGTTTCTAACATCTCTAATGTTAAGTCTCTTGCTGCTAATTGAGCTTCTAATTGATAATCCAATACCTCAACATCCTCTGTTGCATCCTTCTCATCATCAACCTCAACGTAAACTGATCCGTTACCTGGGTGTAGAGATAAGAATTCTTGTAAAACAGGGTTTGTCTTACTAACAAACAACATTCCTTTCTCAAAAATGATTGGCTCTAATATAGCGTTATCATCCTGTTCTTCTTGGAATGGAGATTTTTGATTTACTGAATACCTTAATGCTTTGTTTGATTTACCATCGAAGTGTAGTAATGGCTTTCTTCTAGAGTTTCTAGAGTTTAACATATAACTTAATGGTGTACTTCTACTTGTGAGTCTATACACCTTGTCCTTTAGGACTACTTGTTTTTTCATTTGATTTTAATTTAATTTTATAAAAAAGAAGGGGACCACTTAAGGTGGCCCCTCCTGATATTTAATCTTACTTCAATAAGAAGAAGTTGTTTGCACCTAAAGTACAAAGAGCTCTTTCTGATAAGAAGTGAACTTGCATAGCGTCTAAGTCGCTTGTTGAAGCACCTCCAGCAGAACCAACTACCCAAGACTTCATTTTTCTATCTTCAGTTTCAGAAGCTTTGTAACGTACGTGTAAGAATGGTCTCTTAGCGTTTTTACCCATAACCTCATCATAAACTGTAGTAGAACCAGCTGGTACAATAACACCATCAATTCCTCCACCTACAATACCTCCACGCATAGTAGCGTCGTTCAAGTATTTCCAGTCAGACTTATAGAAGTCATATCCTCTACGGAATCCAGAGAAACCTAAGTTCAATGCCATGTCTTGCTCGTTGTCGAACAAACCAAAAGATGCACCTGAAGAACCGAAGTTATTCTGAGCAGCTAACATGTTATCAATCTCGAAAGATGTACCTCTGTTTACGAACATTACGTTCTCTTCGATAGCACCTTGCTTGTCTAATTGAGCAACTAC